TTCTGACTTAAATAACTGTCTCATTGGTAGTATGGATACCCAATCAGGTGAGATTGAGGCTGCTATCAATGAAAAATCATGTGAAGAATTAGTCACCTCTAAATCTTCCTCTACCTCTTGCATAAGTCGGGCATTTGGTAGAGTATTTACACGATTTAACAATGTAAATAAAGAAAGCGAGAAAGAAACAGGAGCAGTTTTAAAAAGCTCACGAGTGTCACCGCGTGTTGGTGACCTGCAATTGCATGCAGGCGGAAGCGAAGCAATAACGAACTTTAATATTGTCGACGGCGGCGAAACTGACTTTTCTAGCCATATAAGCGATATTAATTTGAATACTGAGCACATGGATAGTGATTTAAGGGAGTTTTTCCGACGCCCTGTATTATTATACACAGAATCATTAGATGTAGCTGAAAGTATTTCCAGGAATTATAAAATTGCAGAAGACTATTTTAGTAACCCGAGGGTTGCCAATAGGATTAATAACTATGCATGGTTTTCTGGAGTAATGTGTGTTAAGTTTGAGACAAATGGGTCCAATTTTCACTACGGCAAGTATATTGCCGCAGCAGATCATTGGCCAGCAGTTGATACAACTTATAGACAAACTGGTGTGCCTATGACGGCATGTACTGTTTTGCCCCACATCATGATAGATCCAACTGATGCAACAGGAGGGTGTCTAGAGGTTCCTCTATTCCATCCTTTTAATATGATTCCTTTCACTGAAGCAGGTGATGTTGTCACAGTGCATTTACGCACTGTCAATCCGTTGAGATTGGTAAATGATACTATTGCACCACATTCTTTAAATTTGAATGTTTGGGTGTGGTTTAAGGACATTCATTTATCTATGCCAACACATGTCAACTCACCTTATTTGGTGCCCCAAGCTGGGGATGAGTACGACAAACCTAGTGTAATAGCTACTACTACTGCAAAAGCGGTAGGATCACTGCGTGATTTACCAGTTATTGGGCCATATGCTCGGGCGACTGAGATGGCGTTAAATGGAATTGGTAAGATGGCTAGTGCATTTGGGTATTCACGTCCTAGCTTAACTAATGACAATGGTCGGAACATAATACATCCAATAGGCAATATTTCAAATATGAATGTTGTGGATTCATGTACTAAGTTGGCATTAGATGCGAAGCAAGAGGTTACTGTGGATCCCATGGTTACAGGGTATGATGGGGGTGATTCCATGAATATTGCTGATATAGCAAAGAAAAGGATGCTTGTATTGAGAACTGAATGGACTAGAGATGAGCAGCGAGGTACTAGTAAGAGTATTATTAATGTAACTCCTATGATTACATTACAGGCTCAATTGCCTAATTCTTCTGATAGTACTGCGTATTTAATGACTCCCTCAGCTCATATGGCAGCTCCGTTTAAATACTGGAGGGGGTCCATGGAAATTACGTTTGAGGTTGTTGCGTCTACCTTCCATAAAGGTAAAATAAGAGTTGTTTACGATCCCTTGGGACGTATGAATGATTCAACTAGTACTGGATGGAAGGATGAGTACAACATCAATTATTCTGCAGTAATAGACTTGGCTAAATCTAGAACCCACACTATGAGAGTGGGATGGGGACATGCTAAGTCTTATTTGCAGACTGGTAAATTGGACAATGAGCACTTAGCATTAAATGATGCAAGTTTCATGTTTAATGATGATAGCTTAGCGTACATTAATGGTAGGGTTGGTATGCATGTTTTAAATAGGCTGTCATCAGTAGCTGGCTTAGATACACTACCCGCATATATTAACATTTATGTTAACATGTGTGATGATTTTCAAGTAGCAGTGCCAGCTGCAACCACTATTAACACGTGGTCAACAAATTGTGTTAAACAAATTCCTGAAGACAGTCAATTCGAGCTGCAATCAGGTGATATGGAGGAAGTACCAGGCCCTGGTCCTGATGGAGGGGACGTAGTTATGTCCATGAATGAAACTAATATTGATTCCCAATTGTGGGAAATGAAGTATAATGTAACTCATATTGGAGAGAGCATTAAATCTATCAGACAAGTACTTAAACGATATTGTAATAGTTCATTCTTGCCATATCAAAGGTTTTTGGAATTATCTGGATCTACAGGTTCAGAAATTATTCCAGGGCAGTTTATTCTGCCAAATTTCCCTCAATATGGGGGATGGTCTACTGTGGATACGGGTATTGCCGTGCCCGAATTGATAATAGTAGACGGAGGTGGTAGGGCTTATATCCCTACCACAGGGCTAAATTTTCTCACTTGGTATGCACCAGCATATTTAATGAGAAGAGGATCCCTGAGGAATAAGTACCATTTTGAAAGTGACGTTGGAGTCCCTATCAATTGGTACTTGACTAATGCACCAGATGGTTCTGGTACATTAATAGCGACTGGTGCAACAATTGATCTTGGTGCCCCGTCCGATATAATTTTACAGCGTAAACTTAATAGTTTTCCATCAACATGGAATGGTACGTTTACCAATTATATCAATGTTTCAAATGTTTTGGATGCTGAATCACCATATCAATCAGATAGGTCATTTTACTTTGCCCAAAACAGAGAGTTAGAAACTCGTTATGATGTAGAGCTCAAGCGACATGAAGGAGCACATAAGTTGTTTAGCGAGTTTTCACCGCAAGGCAATCTTACTACTAGGGCAGGATTTCGTAGATTTACTGCTGCAGGAGAAGATTTTAGTTTGATATACTATAAATATCCACCGTTGGCCATTAGACTGGCGGTGCCCTAATGAGAGCAATATATGCGATTTTAAAAGATTTTTACGCGTATATAGCAAGTTTAATAAATTGAGAGTTTAGGCTCTTAAAGTGCC